AGCATTATCTGGGTACAAATAAGTGATTGAATCTACAGTCACTGCCGGCGTAACCGGCAAGTGGATTCTAGCCTTTCGGTCGGCGTACTTTACTGATAGAGCCCACTGCTGGCTGATTAAAGCCTTACCAATGACGCCGTTTGGCGCGTCAGCAAAAGCGGTCGCGGCAGATATAAGCGATTCGATCAGCGAGTCTTCTGCGTCATGGTCAACGCGACAATCAAGCTTTGCCTCCGATAGAGATACAGGGTTGATTGCTGGGACTGCGGTGCGCTTAAGAATCTGCTGTCTCATGCCTTATTCCTTTACCGCTTTTTCGGTGGCGGGCTTCTTGGTTGCAGTTTCTTTGCCGTTGATCGCTATGGCCTGACCAGCTGCAATCATGCGTCGGCCTTCTTCGTCGCCTACTTCTGCAATGTCGCCGGCGCTCTGGGCGAGCCTGGCGCCGGCTCGGCTAATCGTGAGTTGTACTTTCATAGTGAAGCCTCAGAACAATAGACGCCCCGGAGGGCGCCTTTTGTGATTAATTGCCGGATTAACTGGTAGCGTGAAGCAAGTGCTTAACGGCGCCGGTGTTAACTAGCTCGGAGTCGAAGCGCTTGAAGCCGATCATGCCCACCTGGAACTTCTCGGCGTAACGCTCACGCAGGGTCATAACCTCAAAGCCGCGAACTTTGCGAACCAAGAACTTAGACATGTCGCCGAAGATAATCGGCTTTGCGCTCGCGGCAGAATCTGCCATTGCCTGGTTGACGCTGTAACGGCTTGCCCTGGAAAGTATCGGGCTCACCTGAACGAACGTCGCCCATCTGCCACAGGTAGTTGCCTTGGCCGTCCTTCAGCTTCCGAATAGCAGCCAGAGTGGTGTCGTTAAACATCCAGCGGCAACGCGGGGACTGGCGGTAGGCGGGATCAACGGAGTGAAAGAAGTCAACCAGTTCATCAGCCGTGAAAGCTGTGGTGCCGGCAGTTGTTTTGCCCGTACTGGAGGCGGTTACGATGCCGTTCGGCTGGCCGGTGCCGGTGCCGGTAGTTAGAACCTCGTTAGCGGTGCGGCCAAGGCGCTCACCGAAAAGCTCAGTCATCAGCGCTTCAATGTTGAAATCTGAATCCTGAAGCAGCTCCAGGGGAACCTTTACCATGCCGGTGTCGTAGATGAAGGCGTTGAACATCTTCTCGCCGAACACAACGTCATCGGAGCCGTCGTCATCCACCGCGTCGTTCTCGGCCTTCAGGCTGCCACGACTCGCGGTGTCGTCAACGGTCGGGTACGGCAAAGGGTTGCCGGTAGCAGTATTCAGCTCCTGAACAATGCCGCCATCCCACATAGGGCCCCACATTGCCAGCGCTTTGTCGATTGTGCCGGCAAATCCTTCAGGGACGGTGTAGCCACCAGCGGAATCAGTGCCGGTTGATTGTGCGCGCGATTCCTGTGGCAGATTGGCGCGGCCGGACATAAGTACGTCTCGCTCCTCACGCTCCAGGCTAGCAGGGCCAAATCGCAGGGACTTGGTGAACACTTCCTTGTACTCGGGGGTTTTCTGGCGGTCTTCGGCCGCGGCACGCTGCTCTTCCTGGTCAGGCGCGGGGCGTCGTGAGTCGCCAGCATTGGCGCGCTTTTCTGCTTCCGCCAGCTTTTCTTCGCGCTCGGCACGCTCGCCCAGCTTGTCGTGGTCAGCCATGATGGTATCAAAGCGACCTTCGATTTCTTTCGCTTCGGTGTCGGTGGTTTTTTCGTTGATCTTGTCAAATTCAGCGCGGGCGTCAGTGGCCAGTTTAGCCATGCGGTCCCGCAGTTCGATCAGCTTAGACATATTAATTTCCTGTCGTCTTGTTGCCTTGCCCAAGGGCAAAGATGGGCACCAGGAGCGGGAACCGCTACTTGGCTGCTGACCCAAGGGCCAGTTTCATGTGAAGCCGCGACCGTGTGACCGTGGCTGTGCGTTCTGCTTCTTGCTGTGCCTGGCGATGCTCCTGCAGGCTTCGAAGTCCAATATCTGTCCCGCCGTAGGCTGGGCTGGTGACAATCGAAACGTCAGATAAAGCGGCTTGGCGGATAGTGCGTAAAGGGTTTCCTCGCTATCGTCCCATTCCTGAACTTCTGGGAAGAAAGCAAAGCTCATCTTGTCCAGATCGCCGCGTTTCATCTTCGGAACGATAGAGCGAACGTCCGGATCCTCCGGGTCTAGTTCGGTTTCCATGTACAGGCCACTACTGTCTTCGCGGAGCGTCAGCGTGCCGGATCTGGTGCGAGCCATCGGAAGCCCTGCATGGTTAATCAGGAACACAACATCGTCCCGCCCAATGGCATCCCGGAATGCCCCGGGGGCAATAACCTCACGGAACATTCCACCGATATCAGCTTCTTCATTGAATACAGCGGCGTAGCCAGAAACCTTGATTGCTTCGCCATCCATTCGAATTTCAACCGGCTTACCGGCCCTGACTTCATGTTTCATTGTTGGCTCCCTCTGGCGCGGGCGGCGCGATAGGTTGGGAACCCAGGGGCACGGTTGCACCCTGGATCATTAGCTTGTTGCCCTCGTCCATGTCCGGGCGGTTCTCTTGCCTGCGGGCTTCGTTCGGGGTCAGTACGCCGTTCTGGATGCCGGATGCGTAGCCATCCATGCGGGTCTTGAAGTCGCCGCGCAGAAGGCCGTCCAGGTTGAACTCGACATAGAATTCGTTGTTGAGCTTGCCGAACAGCTTCAGGTTCATCTCCTGTTCGGTCTGCTCCACCCATCGTTTTATGGTGTGCTTCACGAAGTGGAGGTCTTGCTGTTCGGTGTTGCTGAATGTGCCGTTGCTCAAGTCCTGCAGGAACGTTGGCGGCAGCGAATAGATGCGGGCGTATTCTTCAATCAGGAAGCGTTTCAGCTCGACCAGCTGGGACTTCTCGGGATCAATACCGATGCTCTTAATTTCGTGATTGGCTGGAAGCGAGATAGCGAGTCGGTTTTCTTTGGTTGCCGTGCGGATGGCGGCCTGCAAATCGTCTGACGATCTTTTGAGCGCGGCGCCTGACTCAAAGTTGCCGGTGATCATGAACGGAGGCACGCCGCCGTTCTGAAAAAGCTTTGAGCCGTACCGTGTGGCCGCCAGCCCCAAGCCGATGGTGTCAGCGTTGCTCAGTATTGGGCTGCGGCAAGTGATCATGTCTGAGTGCAGGCTGAATGGAATATCAATGATCTCGTTGGCCGCATAGACAATCTCGTTCCGGCCCCGCTCTTTGTATCGATAGACCTTGCGCCCGCCGCGCATTTCGATCTTTACAATCTCCGGGTTCAGCGGCCACAAGTTGATGATTCTGCCGGCGGCGTTACGCTCAATGAAGGTGAGGGATCGGCCGCCAGTGAACACCTGCTCATAGGAATACTTTCTGGCGTCGAAGCTGCTTGTCTCATCGTTCCATGAGTCATGGAGAATAGTGGCCAGCGTGCTGCCTACCTTCTGCCTGCCTTCGGCCGTTTTCTGGTAAAGGTTCAGGGGCAGGCCCGCCATAGTGCCGCTGATGAAGTTCACCGCTGCCCATATCGCCGGCACACCCATGGCCTTTTCGATGGTGACGGTGACGCCTGATGCGCTCAGGCCGCCTGACACGTTCAGGAAATCAATGATGGCCTCGGAGGAAATAGGGACGCGCGGATCTTCAATGCCAGACCGCTCCTCTGGCGCTTTTCTATTTCGATTCCAGAAAGCCATAGTTAATCCAGTATTGAGAAGTTTTCGTTTTCCCAGGGAGACGCCGGGTTCTGATCTTCGCCGCGGAGAATGCCGCGGCTCAGCGCCATGATTGTCGCGACAACGCCATCGATCTTGTTCTCAGGGCGCTCTTTGTTCGGGTAGATGTTGTCTTTCGCGTCTATCTTCGCGACTACGTTGGAGACCATCCAAGTGAGTACAGGACAGTTGCCGTGGGCCAGCCTGCCTTCCAGTGCCAGCTTCTCCATTTCCTTCATGGGCTCGCTGATGTTCTGAACGGTTTGGCGAACCTCTACCATCGGCAGGCCTTCGGCTTCCATCTCCTGAGCCAGCTGGGTGGCCTGCCACGGGTCTAGGGCACCTGCTCAAGATCGAAGCGGCCGGCGAATTCCCGGAGGTCGTCCTTGATTACTTCGTACTCGATAACCTCACCATCCGTGAGGGTCATCAGGCCCAGGCTGTTGAACTCCATGTAACGCATTGAGTTGCTGTCCATGTGCTCCAGCACCCGGGCTTCTGGCAGGTAGTACCGGCCATGCAAGTGCCAGTTCGGGTCGCCTTCAATCGGCGGGAACAGGAGCAGGGTGGCGGCAACGTCTACCTTGCTGGCCAGGTCCAGTCCAACAATGCAGCGCCGGCCTTCCAGTTCGCTGAGTGACTTTCGCTCTGGCTGGTTCTGCCACTTGAGCATGTTCATCCAGGCTGATTTCGCGCCCACCCATTCGTTCAGGTGCTTGGTGCGGAAGGTCGATTGCTTGGACGCGGACTGCATGGCCTCGCGCTGGCGCGATACCAGGAAGTCTCCGGAAATGGATATGCCGTAATTCGGGTTGGCTTTGCGCAGTACGTTTTCGTCTGCCCAGTCATCCCCTTTGTCGATCGTGTAGAGCATGGCCCATAGATCATCACGCTGGATGGCGCCCTCGAGCATTCGCTCACAGTCCCTTACCAGTTGATGACAGGGTCCGCCGATACTGGATCCAGCGGTGGTGATCACCAGCATCAGCGGTTGCTCGCGGGCGCCCATGCCGGTCTCCATCGTGTCGAACAGAGTCGATTCCTGGTGCTCGTC